TTATCATAGAGATCTTTCTCATCTAAAAAATAAATCGATTTTTTTGGAGAAACTAAAGGTAAAAGAAGTTGATCTAAACCTCTCTCTTTATATGTTCCAAGAAAGAGCTTATACCAATTAATATTAATAGTATTCACACTATCCCTTTTTTTTCTTATAATCCAACTTCCATTGGTACTATAAAAAGACCGATCTTTAGGTAGTTTTTTATAATGATCTTTTATAACTAAATACTCTTCTAAAGAAGATATTTTATGATTATCATAAGCTTGTTTTATTTCTTCTTTAAATGTTCTTTTTCTATTACAAATACCAAAGTTTACATCTTTTTTTATGTAGTCATAACATTTATCATAAAAGCTTTTATTAACATAATAAGAAGGATCTAAATAAATAGAGTATACATGATTAGGTAAAAAAATATGAGGTAACATTTTTACCATCCTTTGTCTTTTTTGATCAGATAAATTATGTTCAGAGTTATCAAAATCAGTGGCAAGATTTACGTAGTCCCATCCTTTATCTAATTCTGCTTCAGGATGATTTTCATGAAAACATATGTATTTAAAATCTTTTCTTTTTTCATTAGTAATATCTGGAATAAATCCATGTTCACCTGTCATACAGGTATAAAAAATTACCATGTCCCTGTTATCAAGTTATACCTTGATCCTTTTGTTATCTTTTTAACTTCATAAGGAAACATCCAACAAGAAGGAAACATAATTAAGTCTCCTTGTTTAAGTTTCTGATCCACTCCTTGAACACAAAAATTACCACCTTGAAAGTCATCATTTAATAAATAAATAAGAATTGTTTTCCAATTGTAGTTGGTTTCAATATTCCTATCTCCTTTATTCATTTTATTTAAACAAAAACCTTGATTCTGAGAAAAGATAATATCTTTCCAAATATCTCGAAGATATATTTTCATACTACTTTGAATAATTTTAGATAATTGCATATCTATTTCTTTTCTTTGAAAAGAGTTTCTTCTATTAATTATCTCACGACTTGATATATAAGTTTTATCTCCTGGTTCATATTCTTTTATTATTTTGTTGCATAATTTTTTATCTAAATAATTTCTTTTTACATAAATTAAATCACTAATTTTTGTTTTAAAAATATTTTTAGTCATAAAAAAACTACGATTTTATGATTTTTTTATAAAACCTAAATTCGGTCTACCATCATAAGAATGTTCAGGGTAATGGGGCCCTTCTTTATCTATATAGTGTAAAAAAGTTTGAACACAATGATCTCCTTTAAAAGGTTCTCTCCAATGCCAAAGTTTTTCTCCCATATAAATCGCTGCATCTCCTGGTTCTAATAAACAGTTTTCCTTATTTAAAATTTTTAATTTTTTAAATTCATCATCGGCATCTAAATAATGATAATCAGAATTATCATCTCTATCACCAAAATAAATAGGCCAAGGATCTCCTCCTAAATTTAAAGTCATTGAGTATTCACAAGAAGGTCTATCTCTATGAGCTTTCAGATCCATTCCTTTGATATAAATTCTAGAGTAAGTATATGTTGGGCATAAATCTTTTTTTGTATAATGACTAATAGTAGGGTTTAAAAAAGAACATAATGTTTCAGTATTTAAATCACCGTAACATGATTTTACACTGATACCATCATCAGCACTGCCACTCCCAAACTCTTGGTTAGTGCATCCTTTCATAATAAAATAGTTGTATAGAAATTTAGTAACTTCTTTTGGTATTATATCTTTAATAATTACATAAGAATTTTTTTCAAAATACTTTATAGCGTCCAAAATATTGCAACCTTTCTTACCCCTGTTTCAACAGGTTCTACTGTATGGGGAAACATAAAATTTGAAGGAAAACATATTAACTCATTTGTTTTTAATTTAAATAAAATGCTATCATTTAAAACTTTTAATGTTCCTCCGGTATATTCATCATTTAAACCTAATAACATAGTTAATTGCCTTGGTGCTGCATCATAGGCATCTGTGTGCCAATTAAAATGACCTTTAGTTTTAGAATCATATCTAAGAAATTCTATAGTTACTTGTTTTGAACTATAATAAGGATTATTTATTTTATTTATGTATAACAGTTCCGTTTGTTTAATTAATCTTACAAGATCATTATAGATAATTCTTTTTGCAACAGAGGTACTTATAGTATTATCATTTAAACTTAATAATTTAGCATTTCTATATTTTTTATTAACTCCATCGACAGTTTCTGCGTCGAACATCTCTTCCTTATACATAATATCATTGATGGCTTTAATTAAAGTAGGGCTACAAGCATTATCAAATTTTTGAATGTATTGACTTAAATTTAAAGGAATTGAAAGAGACACTTATGCGTTAAGTATTAAATTCTTCGCTGCTGTTGCTGTTGTGACTGCGTTGGTATTTGCAGTGGCTTCATCTTGGCCATTAGTTAAATTAGCAGCGTAATCAGTGTCATAAGTTTCTTTATAAACTTTTTCTCCGTTCCATCTCTTGACCATGGTTTGAGCCCAAGCTGGAATTTCACTTTCACTGGCAATTGTTAGATTATCTCTTAAATCAGTATACTCAACATGACCTGTTCCTACATTAGAATTAAACTGAAGAGCATGAACTTCAGAAGGGATTATATCGGAAGAAAATATATTAAGATAACCTTCTCCATCGATAGTAACATCGGCTTCTGTGTCCCCTGAATATTTACTAGGACCATTATTGGAATTAGAAGGGTTTATTCCAGCGTCAAATATAATGCTTAACTGATTATTAATTATTATACTATTTATTGTTATTGCCATTTTTACCTACCTTAGTTTTATCTTTTTTACCATTTTTTTTACCTTGAAGCAACTGGATACTTTCTACAATTTTGTCTGGTTTGTCATCTCGTATAGCTTCTTGGCTATCTGCTATATTAGACCATATACTTCCCGGTTCTTCCTTATCTTCTTTTTTTTCACGATTTTGTTTTTCTACCATAGCTAAAGTAACCATATTAGCTTTTACCATTTCATTACGAAAGGACTCAACAGAAGAAGTTGTTTTAAGTTGTTGGCCACTATTTTCAATAAGAAGTAAAGGAAGCCAAGCAATAGAACATCCCCATTCTTGTACATTTGATCCTGTTTGAGGATGTTTTCCCTGTAGCATATTATACCAAACGCATTTATGTTTAATACACTTTTTATTTAAAAGAGGGCAAGTTCCGTTGGGATCAAATATTGGCATTAATTCTTAGTTGCTATAACCACGTTGGCGTGTTTTATTTGCATATTTGGAACAGTTAAAGTAACGCTAGGAGAAGTAGCGTCCCCTGATAAAGAAGCTGTTCCTGTAACAGGATGACTGTGTGCTCCATCTCCGCCAGTACTACCCCAAGTTGTCCCTGTGGCTGCAGAAGCAAATGCTCTCGCAGGTCCTGGTGAAGGAGAAGGACCACCCATAGCCCTTGTTGCTATATGAGTATGTGCGGCGAGAGTTGGTGTACTTATAGTAGTATCGGCGGCTGACGCAGCTGGTAAAGAGACACTAACACCAGTACTTCCTAAAGTTAAAGTCTGAGTATTAGAAGTTTTTGATGCACTGAAAACAGTGGAAAAAGTATCTGATCCGCCTGTACCTCCTCCTGATCCAACAACAATTCTTAAAGCAGCTTCGTTTAAAGCAGCTGTAGTATCTTGAGTCCACCCACTTGGAGCAGATGCTTGAAAGAAAACAGCTTTTGTTCCTGAAGGAATAGAAGAAACATTAGTTAAAGTTGCTCCATTACCTGAATAAGAAGCTCCTGTTATATGACCATTTGCAGCGGTCATTACGGTAGAGTTCACTGTTAAATTAGTTAATATTTTAGGAGAACCTAATGTTCCACCAAATATATCTACAACTTTATTATTTGCATTGTTATAAAGAATTGTGTGACCACCTTGAACAATTCCCACTAAATTAGCTGCGTGCCCTGTTGGGGCTACATTAACTGTATAAGCACCAGCGGTGTTATTAAAAATAGTGTAGTTACTTTCCACTGCTGGAATAAATACATAAACATTACCTGTTAATGTTCCTGTTAATTCAACAACTTTATTAGAAGATTGAGTGCTTGGATCAGCATCCGCTGTAGTTAAGGTTACATTAGCTGAACCGGCTATAGATACAGACTGATAACCCTCACCGAAAGTATCCGCTAAACTTAAATTATTATTTGTGTTTGTACCCCAAGTAGA